AATATTATGAAACTGGAAATTATAAATTCATTCTTCACAACTGAATCCTGCGATATCTATAAACGCATTTGCGATCTAACTGACATTGAGGAAGCTGCAAAAATCGCAACTCGTGTTTGCCATAACTTCGATACCTATAGCACATTATCAATATATCGCGGCGACAATCACATTGCTTTGGTTGAGAGAAATAGTTTCGGTCATCGTCCCCAGCAGGTCGCAATCTTCACGTCTTTCTCAGCTCGCGCTGAGAGCTTTTTTGCGCCTGGAGCGACTGAGTAGACTCGAGCAGATCTGCAGACTCTCCTGGGGCATCCTGGACGCTGCTATTGACAGCTTTTGACACGTTTTGACACGTGTCAAAAGCGAAAAGGGGAGATCCATGCTTTGACAGGCTCTGTCAATTTTTAATTACTAGATGATCAGAGACTTAGGAGATTATTGACACGACTTTTGACATGGCTGTCATTTTTGCCGACACCTATATAGTAATGTCACTATATATTAATAGAACGCATACGAGACATCGCCCCGCAAGGGGGCGGCTGTCTCTCCGCGTTCTGCTGTCGATGTCGTAGCTCTCTATGATTTGACTTTGAACACAAGATAATCGATCCTGCGAGGATGAATGAAACCTACGAACTAACAGCACTCCGATCTATTCGGGAGATCAGCATCGCTATCCGCGATCTAGAGAATCAATCGTCCGCGACTTCTAAGCGATATAAGAAAGGGATTAAGATCCTGCAGGCAGAGATAGATGCTATCGAGGCGTCTCTCGATGACGGAGGAACTCTACCAGGCACAGAACCCTGGAACATCCAGAGCCAGCAGATAAAGCTACTTATTGCGGATCCTAGCCTATCGAACATCGAGGAGGATAACTCGATCTGATATGAGGACAGTAAGGATAATCGAGGGGGTAGACTATCCAGGGGATAAGCCAGAGGCGTCTGCGCTTCATCACTCCCTAGCCTGCGAGATAGCCGCCAGGATACAGCAGCTCGACTCGATTATCCCTGGCGAAGGTTGTTCTCCTGCTGGGATGCGGCTGGTCCACAGACTCTCGAGCATAGCCAGGAGATCTCCCAGAGCTTATCGACTGCTGCTGGATATGCTAACATCCCAGGAGAGCTTCTCGCTTTCGTTCGACGAGCTAGCATCGAGGCATAACCACTCGAGGCAGTCATGGCTTCAGAACGCACAGGCAGACGTAGAGATCGTCTCAGAGGTCTGGGCGGAGGTCGGAGCAGTCATGTCTGAGCTGATAAAGCGCAGATCGATCGATGATTAGCCCCCGTATTCTAGGTTCTCCCATGAAAAAATCTCCTGCAAGTCGCGGGGCGTTACTCAGCGTTTTTATGAGATTCTGTCTCAAAGGCTAACTGAGTAAAATGAACAAACCAATCGCAAAAACCTGGAAGCAGGTCGCAGAGGCTATCGGAGTCACTCAGCAGACGCTCTCGAAGTGGAGACGCGACTCGGATAACTGTCCGCAGACGAAGGACCTGGAAGCCTGGGAACTCTGGTCCGCAGAGCGAGCGATGTCGCAGGAGAGAGGAGCGGGAAGGATCGCGGTAGGCGGTCGAGAATATACTGCAGCAGATATCGCAGATCTAAAGGCGAAGCTTATCGCTGCGCAGGAGCGTCGGGAAAATGCGATGGCGCAGATTAGAGAACTAGAACTAGCGCAGAAGCGCGATAACTTAATCCCAGAGTCCGAGGCGACGGAGACTCTGATCAAACTCCTTACTCCATTACGACGGCTGCTCGATGCTCTTCCTCGCCAGGTCGCGTCACAGGCTAACCCTGCTAACCCTAACATCGCGGAGCTTGCCATCCGCAACGGACTTGACGATCGCGTCTTTAGTGAGATAGAAAAACTTTTCCTCGGTAGGTAGTCTAGCTATTAAGATGCTAGTCGGTTTAGTCGTGTTTACCGTTTGTCCACCTACTGAGGATTTAATTTATAAAGATCATGTCTGGTAATTTAAAAATCAATTCGAAAGGTTTTGATCAAATGATTAGGACGCTTAAGCGCAAGACGGGAGCGAGCTTCTCGGATGTCGTAAAAGGTTCGGCTGGATCTATCCTGGAAGGAGCCGCTCGATTCACTTATAAGTCTAAGGCGGAGATCATATCCAAAGCCGTAAAAGAATCTCTCTCGACTAAATTCGTATCGTCTAGAGGAGATAAGATTCGTAAGGCTAAAGACGGATCTCTTATCTTTAAAAGGAACGGATCAGCCGCAGGACGCTGGATCCGAGTTCGAAGAGCCTACAAGCTAAACGCAGTAGGACCAAAGAATCCCGCAGGGCGTTTCCTAGGCGACGACACGCAGACCAGAATTAACAAGGCTCTCGGAGAGCTTCGTAAACTGCAGGCTAAGATAATCAAATTAAAGAAGAGCAGAATCGCCTCGTCTCAAAAGAGCTTCCTGGTAATAATGTCCAAGCTAAGGATCCCTGTTAAGAATACCAGGGGACTAGGAACAGCGATGAAATCTAAGATGACGATTAAGCATGAGGCATCCGTATCTGGAAAGCTGTTAAAAGATAAGAAGCAGTCGGTGATCGTTATTAAGAGCAGATCACAGTCCGCGCTTAACCTTAAGTCTGGAGGGATTAACGCATTCGCTCGAGCTTTTAACGGACAGACTAAAGCCTTCGCTACGGCGGCATCTAAAGATCTAGAAGGATATGTAAAAAAATTCGCGGCACGTAATGGGTTCACTGTTAAAAAATGAAATAGGAAAGCTCTTTTCTCCCAGGAGACTGCAGCCTCCCGTAGACTGGGCGTTCGATAACTGCGTTTTACGCGACAACGTCTCCGAGCTTCCAGGATCTCTAAAGGTTTTCCCTTATGCGCAGGAGCCGCTAAACGCTTTAATAGATCCGACGATCAGTAAGATAACTCTCTGCTGGGGATCGCAGTCGAGCAAGACGACGACGATGTATGCAGGGATCGGCTACCTGCTCTCTGAGTTCCCGAAGGACACGCTCTGGATTATGCCTAGCGCAGAGAACGCTCGCAACTTTTCGAAGGGACGATGGCTACCCTTTATCGACGACTGTAAGCCGCTAAAGGATCAATGTCCTTTGAGCGCAGCTACGGGTCGAGTCGATAGCGACAAGATAACAAACATGAGGCAGGAGTTTCTGTCATGCACTCTAACCTTCGCGGGAGCAGGGTCCGAGAATAATGTAAAGTCTGCTCCTGTCGCTTACCTGGTTCTGGACGAGATCGACGAGATCGATCCAGATATTCGCCTGGCTGCTCTCGAGCGGATCAAAGGACGGCGAGAATATAAGATCATCCAGACATCGACTCCGAAGGAAGAGACAGGAGGGATCTGGGAGGAGTATCTCTACGGCGACCAGCGAACTTACTTTATGCCGTGTCCTCATTGCAAAGAGTCTATCGAGTTTACCTGGAGACAGAAAGACAAGCGAGGCGACAGTCGTTACTCGATTAAGTTCGCAGAGGAGGCTAAACTAGAGGACGGGACCTACGACTACGATATGGTCGCATCGACTGCAGCTTATCTCTGTCCATGCTGCGACGGAGAGATTCTGGACGCCCATAAGCCGACGATGGTTAAGAGCGGAGAATGGCGATCGAAAAATCCGAATGCTCCCGCTAATCATAGGAGCTACCATCTTAACTCTCTCTACGCTCCTGCGATGACATTCGCTACTCTAATGATTAACTGGCTGCAGGTCAGCTCCTCGATGCACGGATTAAAGAAGTTCGTCCAGGGTAACCTGGCTGAACCCTGGAAGGACGACTGGGCGAACCAGGAGCAGGCAGACGCGAACGAACTCGAACTCGACTATCAGCGAGGAGATCTTCGCGGAGAGTATCGCGTAATGGGAGTCGATACGCAGACAGACTCTTTCTGGTATGTGGTCCGAGGATTCGATCGCGACGGGATCAGTTATCTGATCGACTGCGGACAGGTCGCCTCATTCTCCGAGCTGGATATCACTTACGATATGCACAAATGCCACGCAGCTATAATCGACTGCGCAGGCGACAGAACGTCTGAGATCTACGAGGAAGTATTTAAACGTCGATCTAAATGGTTCGGATCTCGAGGCTGGAAGAATCTCCAGGGAGATCAGCCTTATCGACTACAGATGAAAGATCCTTTCACGGGAGACACGAAAGGACGAGGAGGTCGATCGAAGATCCGCTACCTTCACGTTAATAAAAGCATCTACGAGGAGGAGCTTTCTCGACTGCGCTCGAGACAGCTCTCTGGCTTCCATACTTTCACGGAGACTCCGAAGGTATACTACGACCAGCTCTTCTCTACTTACTGGACCAGGGAGACAGACAGGAGCGGACATATCAAAGTCGTAAAGAAGCTTAAGCGCAAAAAGGGCGACCACTTATGGGACTGCGAGATCCTGGTCCGCGCTCTCTCTAAGTTTATCGGGATCGCTCGAATCGATCGAGGCAGTATGCCTACGATGCTAGACGAGCCAGCTCCGAAGAAGAAGCGAGACGCATCGACTCGAAACAGGTCTGCGACTGGTTTCTGGTAGCGAAAATAGGCTCTAAAAAAAAGTTAATAAAAAGTGAAAAAAGGTATTGACGTCCTCTATTCCGTAGTTCTTTATCTGTCATATCGGAGCGATTAACGCTTCGAATCTAACCTAAAAAAAACTACACGACATGACTACTACTACACAAAAAGCTCTTACTATAAACAATCACGGAGCAGCAATGCCATCCGCAGACGTCATCGTCTCTGAGGAGTTCTACAATAAGGTCCAACAAATGGAGGCACTCTTGAAAATGTTTGAGTCAGTTTCTCCAGCCTTATCAGCCTCCCTTCGTAAGCATTACAGAGACGGAGTTTCTGACTTCAACGTAGACGAGAGACTCGCTTTCCTTTCGACATTCAAGATCGGTCTAGTCTCCGACATCCTGGAAGGAATGTAAGACTAACTCTCTACGGGGCAGAGCATCCTACACTCTAACTTTAATCTTCAAAACTACACGACATGACTACTACAAAATCTACAATCGACAGCGACTACAAGCTCCTCACTTATTCTAACGGCGTTGAATACATCGTATATAATTCTGCCTCCTGGCTCGTCGGTGCAGACGATGAGATAGGTAACTCGCTTAAGAAAAAATACTTCCTAAAGAAAGCTACGCTCGAGCAACGCATCAAACAATGGTTCGAAAAACAGCGTTACGTCTCGACTCTAGGTCGCTCCTGCGGGAACGTAAAAAGCATAGCCGTTAAGCTCGGAGTAACTACTAACAAAATTTATTCTGTTCTGCGTAACTCAGACTGGTGCGATGTTAAGGAAAGCTACACATCTACTCGATATAACGACTGCAAAAGCTACTTCGTCTATCGCTACAACGGATAATCAATTCTCTCTACGGGGCAGAGCATCCTACACTCTAACTTTAATCTTCAAAACTACACGACATGACTACTACTACTAAAATTAAAAAGCATCGCCTCGCAGGAGGCTTCGAGCCTGCAGCCTACACTTACGTCGATCAGTTCGATCATCGCCAGAACGAAGTTATGAATCCTCAGAGCGGCAGCTACGGCGAGGCTCACGATCCTATCGACGCAGACTATAACGACGAACTCGAGGCGAACGGATACGACTGCGATCATTGCACTCATTGCGGCTCGCGTCTCTCGAGCGGATCTCTCTATCGCCACACTAGCGGCGAGCTAATCGTAATCGGTAACATCTGCGTCAATCGCCTCGCCTTCTCGACTGCGGACGAGATCCAAAAGGCTCATCGCGAGAATCGCATCCAGCAGGGACTGCTTCGCGGAATCATGAAGGCGAGCTGGAGATGGCGTATCGTCGGAGAGTTCCTGCAGCAGAACGCAGAGAAGAGCGCGATCCTGGAGGATATGCTTAACAAGCTCGCGAAATACTTTTCCCTCTCTCGTCGTCAGATCGCTTTCGCTCGGAAGCTAGTCAGCCAGGCAGACGAGAAGAAGGCTCTCGCAGCAGAGCGCGAAGCGAAGCTCGTAGACGCTCCTGGCTGGGAGGACGGTCGCTTCGAGGTCGAAGGAAAAATCCTTTCTGTAAAATGGAAAGACAACGGCTTCGGAGGATCCTACAAGATGATCGTCGAACTCGCAGACGGACGACGCTGCTGGGGATCAGTTCCGAGCAAGCTAGGCGACTCGGAGATCGGCGACGTCGTTCGCTTTAAAGCAACCTTCAGCAAGTCGAACGACGACGACAAGTTCGCATTCTTTAAGAGACCTACAGTCTCTAAGTAGTAAACGTGTTAGTGTTAGGTTAAGCCTGCTCGGAGTCGTGTCTGAGCAGGCTTTTTCGCGTCTAAAA